ACAGAGCGGCGAGAAACAAAAGCAGAAACGAATTAAAGAAACAAGGAAAGGTGAGAAAAGGAGACGGCATGGATGTTCATCATGCAGATGGAAACCCTCGCAATAGTAATAAAAGTAATTTAAGGATTGTTCCTAAAAGAAAAAATAGATCATTTAGTAGAAAAAAAGGAGGCTAGTATGGCTATCGGGTTAAGCAGTTGGTTTAAAAAAACCTTTCTCGGTTACGAAGAAAAAACAGTTCGTGCCAGAGATGAAGAAGGCAAATATGTCGGTGATGATAAATCAACACCTAATATTAATGAAGCTTACACAACTGTAAACGTCAAAATAAAAAAAGATAAATGAAACTGGCTCTAGTTTTAGGGGGGCTTTTGTTTGTCTCTGTTTCTATTAATATGGTTATGTTCGCTAAATTGGACACAGCAAAAATAGAACTACAAACAGCCATTAATAATCAAGCGGTGCTTGAAAGAACTGTTCAAGAGCAAAACGAACAGATTGTAAAAGCCCTTGAATCGGCTAAAAAGACTCAAGCTCAGATTCAAAACTTGAACACTCAATACTCTGCAAGCCAAGCGCAAGTAACAAACTTAAGAAATAAGTTTGCTAAACATAATCTTGAAGGCATGGCACTCGCTAAACCTGGGCTATTGCAAGGGAAAGTTAATAAAGCCACCGCCAGAGTAATGGTCAATTTAACTACAATCACTAATCCAGAACAATTTGATGAAAAAGCTGCTGATAATACCACTACTACTAATTAACGGTTGCTCTTCGTTCTCTTTGTTCGGAGATAGAACCAGTCCACAACCACAAGTTAAGCCTGTGGAAGTGGTCAGTGTGGCAAAAAGAGCGCCCATTTACCACCCACCGCTGCCAGAACCCATTGAATCGGCTGCGATTGAGTGGAGAATACTCTCTCCTGATGTGATGCAGGAATATTTAATCGCAATTGAAGCTGGAGAAGAACCACGAGTCGCGTATTATGGGCTAACTTCTCAAGGTTATGAGAATTTATCGATGACAATGGGCGAAATTACCCGATACATAGAACAAATATTACACATTGTCGGTTATTATAAAGAGCTTGATGAAGAAGAGGAAAAGGAATAATGCCGTTATCTAAATACATTTTAAAACCTGGCATAAACAGAGAAGGAACTGACTACACGAATGAGGGTGGTTGGTTTGATGCCAATTTAATAAGATTTAGAAAAGGGTTTCCTGAAAAGATAGGCGGTTGGCTAAAAATAACAACCAATTATGTTTTAGGCACCGGGAGAGCATTACATAGTTGGGTTAACCTAGAGACTACAAAGTTTTTAGGCATAGGCACAACCTATAAATACTATATAGAATTAGGAAATACTTTTAATGATGTAACGCCAATTAGAGCAACCACCTCTGCTGGTGACGTAACATTTTCAGCAACCGATGGTGATGCGACCATTACTGTAGCAGACACCGCACACGGCGCTGTGAAAAATGATTTTGTTACCTTTAGTGGCGCGGCCAGTTTAGGGGGCAATGTTATTGCTGCGGTTTTAAATCAAGAATATCAAATAGCAACCATCGTTAATGCTAATAGTTACACCATTGAGGCTAAAGACACTTCCGGGGACACGGTAACCGCCAACAGTAGTGATTCTGGTAACGGTGGCTCAAGCGTTGTTGGTGTTTATCAGATTAATGTAGGCCTGGATGTCTATATCCCCGGCTCCGGTTGGGGCGCAAACGCTTGGGGCGACGGAACGTTTGGCTCAACTTCAGCCATCTCCGAAACAAGTCAGTTAAGATTATGGACACATGATAACTTTGGCGAAGATTTAGTTATTAATCCAAGGGCTGGTGGGATTTATTATTGGGATGAAACCAATGATGTAACGACCAGAGCTGTTTCTTTAAGCTCCTTAAGTGGCGCTAACTTACCACCAACAAAAGCTTTGCAAGTTTTAGTTAGTGATATTGATCGACACATTATTTGTTTAGGGGCTGATCCTTTAAACGATTCCGGCACAGCCAGAACAGGATCATTGGATCCTATGTTTATTTGTTGGTCTGATCAGGAAAATGCAACCGAATGGGAACCTACTCTGACGAACACTTCGGGGTCTTTTAGATTGTCTGCCGGGTCTTTAATTATTGGTGCTCTTAGAGCACGACAAGAAACATTAGTCTGGACGGACATGTCTTTATATTCCATGACTTTTGTTGGTTCACCCTATACGTTCAGCACCAACTTAGTAAATGAAGGGGTGGGATTAATTGGTCCTAAAGCCTCTGTCAATGCACCCAATGGTGTTTTTTGGATGGATTTAAAAGGGTTCTATTTTTATAACGGTGCAGTAGCACCATTGTCGTCTTCCGTGCATAGTTATGTGTTTAGCGATATTAATTTAACTCAAGCATTTAAAGTGTTTGGTTTTCTCAACAAAGCCTTTGATGAGGTCGGTTGGTTCTATTGTTCAAGCAGTAGCGATGAGATTGATCGTTATGTGGTCTACAATTATTTGGAACAGACTTGGTCAATTGGGCAACTAACTCGTCATTCTTGGCTGGATGAAGGAGTTGAAGACTACCCTAGGGCTATGGGTAAAGACACTTACAATTATTTATACAAACATGAAACAGGGAACGATGCGGACGGATCTCCTATGGATAATGTCTACATTGAATCCAGCAGTTTAGATATTCAAGAAGGTGACTATTACACTTTTGTTAATCGCATCATACCGGACATTAGATTTACAGGATCAAATAGCGATGCTGCCATGAACGTGGTGCTTAAGAAACGAAACTGGCCGGCTGAAAGTTTAAGCACTGCCTCTACTACATCTGTTACTTCTTCTACCGATAAAATTAATACCAGGGCTAGAGCACGTCAGGTCGTGCTGCGTTTTGAGTCCGATGACGATAATTCATCAGGTTTAAGAGAAGGGCTAGGGTTTCGAGTGGGAGCAACACGAATGGAAATTAGACCTAACGGCAAACGCTAATGGCAAAGCTTCTTGAAACGAGACTTCCTAATGCCATAGGAGAGGTTTCCCCAGATGTATACAATCGTTTGGTGCGTGTCCTTGAATTAAACTTAGGCACGTTTGATCCATCAGCAACGCCTCAACATAATTTAACCACTCTTGCAAAAAATAAATTTAACACTGGCGATATTATTTGGAATCTCAATGCTAAGAGTTTACAAGTCTTTGATGGCTCCAAATGGTATGATATTTATTCGGGGACGACCAGAGGGGTTAGCGCAACAGGGGCTGTTAGCTCATTATCAGTAAGCACCAACGGAGCAATATCCATTGATTTATAACTTAAAAAACAGATATACTGTAAAGACTCTCGGTTCGTGGGATCTTCGCAATATTTATATAATGCGAAAATGAGAGAAGAGATTGCAGAGCAATTAGGCGTAACTCCGACTCCAGGCGGGTTGGAAATTCTTTTGCGTCAATCCGAAAACAACAGAATGGCTCATGGCGGCATTGTGCATTTAGCTGATGGTGGTCCTTTAATAAATCCTATAGGTGGCTATCAGTCTAAAGTACCTGTTGGCACTATGAGTGCACAAGAGAGTGCCGATGCTCGCGCAATTGCTAATGCAGTAGCAAATCGAGCATACCTAACTAGAATGGCTCAACAAGCTGGTTTTAGTGAAGATTACAAGCCAGAGAGTACAGGAGACATTGTGAAAAGTATGTTTACTCCTGATCTTGTGGGCAATACTATACTTTCTGGAATGACAGGTGGTTTAGGACCTTTTATGAAATGGGGCGGTAAACAAATCTGGAATAAATTTGGAGGACAAGGGTCTAGAACTAGACTTATACAACAAATGGAAAAAGCTGGTGCTTCACAAGAAGACATAGATGCAGTAAAAAATATGTCGACCCATGAGTATCAAAAACAGATGGAGGGACTAGTGGTTGAGGGTCAAAAAGTCAATGAGGAGACTGGAGAGACTGAAACCACTGGGAGACTTCCTTTTCAAGACATGAGCGCTGGTATGTCTGGTGCAAGCGCATTAATGGCAATGCCGGTTTATTCAGCGATGTATAATGTGGGCGGCTCTGGCGGCCATGGAAAAGGTGCTGGCGGTAACTTTGGACAAAACCAGCGAATGATTAGAAAAGAACAGAAAAAAATTAAACAAAGAGCTAACAAATACGACCAGTTTGGTAATGAGAGTTGGTATTTAAGCGAAGGTTATCCGCCTGAACAGGCAAATTATTATGCCAATACATTTAAAAACATGTACGGCAGTGGACAAGACTTGATTGATACAATGCATGGTCGTGGTTTTGGACGAGGCGCTTACGATGCCTTTGAGCGAGTCGCTGAAAGCCCACCCGAAAGTGCGGCCGACAGTCGTGGCAGACCACAAAACTGGAGCGAAATATTTGCTCATTATCAAGAAACAGGTTCTTTTGATGAATCTCCAGAAGCTCAATGGGGAGGTGGCTAATGTCTGAGAATATTTATGGTGGTGCGT